AATCACTTTTGATGATGAAGATGATGACAATCATGATTATGATATGTTAAGTCGTATACCAAAAATGCCAAAACCAAAACACATCGAAAAAGAATATGATGATGAAGAAGAAATGGACATGAATATAGACATGGACATGGATATGGATTCTGAAGAAGATAACGATGAGTCTTGGGGTGGTTCAGATGAGGGCAGTAGAAGAACTTTACATGATCGTAGAGCAAAACAAATTCATCCTCAGAATTATCCAACAAATGAGTCTGTTAAATCTGAGTACAAACAAATTATTAAGGAGTACAAAGAATTAAAAGACAAATACAATCAAACTAAAGATGCTTTAAAAGTATTTCGTGATAAATTAGGTGAGATTGCATTATTCAATTCAAACTTAACACATGCAGTTAAATTGTTCATGGAACATACTACTACTAAGGTAGAAAAAACTGACATTATGAAGAGATTTGATGATGAGGCAACTACACTTAAAGAATCTAAGCGTCTTTATAAGACAATAACTAATGAATTAAAGGATAGAAAGCCTATTTCCGAAAAAGTAGAAAAGAAGATTAATGAGTCATTGACTAAAGCATCTTCTGACACTTTAGTAGAATCTAGAGCATATGTAGATCCTCAAATATCTAAAATCCACGATTTGATGGATAAATTAGATAATAGAAAATAAACAATAAATAACAAATTCCTAAAAAAATAAAACAAATAAACATGGGAAATTTAATTAACTCTGGTGAAGTTGGTAACATAGGTCTTGAGCACCTCCGCCAAATACGCCAAAAAACCATTGCAAAATGGGATCAATTAGGATTCTTGAAAGGTCTTAACGGACACTTGAAAGAAAACATCGCTCAACTTTATGAAAATACAGCATCTGTACTTTTGAACGAATCTACAACAGCAACCTCTTCAGGTGCATTTGAAACTGTAGTATTCCCAATCGTAAGACGTGTTTTCTCTAAATTGTTAGCTAACGATATCGTTTCTGTACAAGCATTGAACATGCCTATCGGTAAATTATTCTACTTCGTACCAGTAACCTCTAAAAGAGAATACGGTGCATTAGATGAGTATGGTCAACCAACTACAGGTGAACATACATCTATGGGTGCTAGTAACTTACCTAAGTGTGTAAATTCAGGTTGCTCTCCTACAACATTCTCTGAATTCTGTAAGAATCTTTATGATATCTTCTACAATGATGGTCTTTATGATCACTCTAAAGGTTCATTTGAATTAATCGTAGGTACTGCAACTACAGTAACTTGGTCTGCAGACTGTTCTAGTTTTGTGGCAAGTTCTGACTTCCCATTAGCTATGGATGGTACAGTTCGTAGTGTAATTCTTGAAATCACAGGATTCCAAAACTCAGGTGCAGGTAAATTAACAGGTCCTGATGGTAATGAAATGGATACTGAAGCTTTCTTAGCATCTTTAGCAGTATTTAACGCAGGTGCCGCAAATATCGTTGATCCTGACGGTAAAACTATTATCGCAGATTTAGGTTCAGCACCTTTCCGTGTTGTAACACAACGTTATGGTCGTGGTATCGTAGACTACGGTTATGCATCTTATGATTCTTCAAGAGACATTTGTACTCCTGATGGTAAAATGTATATCGAGGTTGATTTAACACATCCTGCATGCGTTGATTGTGATTCAGGTAGAATTGATGGTTACGTAGGTGCTGACAGTACCGGTAATACTTTAGATTCTTGGGCAATCACTTGGAGAAGATATGCATCTCTTGAATTATCTTCTGAGATGGGTGAAGTATCTTTCAAACTTGATGAGGTAGTTGTATCGGTAACTGAGCGTAAGTTAAGAGCTACATGGTCACCTGAACTCGCACAAGACGTATCTGCATTCCATAACATCGATGCAGAGGCTGAATTGACAGCTTTATTGTCTGAGCAAGTTGCAGCTGAAATCGATCGTGAAATTTTACGTGACTTACGTAAAGGTGCGGCATGGCAATTACGTTGGGATTACAATGGTTGGAAGCGTGTGTCTACCGCTGCTACACCATATACCCAAAAAGAATGGAATCAAACTCTTATCACAAAGATTAACCAAGCTTCGGCTCAGATTCACAAGTCGACATTACGTGGTGGTGCAAACTTCATCGTAGTATCTTCTGAAGTATCTGCTATCTTTGACGATCTTGAGTATTTCCACGTATCTAACGCTGCTCCTGAACAAGATCAGTATAACATGGGTATCGAAAGAGTTGGTTCTTTAGGTGGTCGTTACACTGTATATCGTGATCCATACGCACCTGCTGGTTCAATCATTATTGGACACAAAGGTAAGTCGTTGTTGGATACCGGTTACATCTACGCACCGTATGTACCTCTCCAATTGACACCTACAATGTACAATCCATTCAACTTTGCACCTGTAAAAGGTATCATGACTCGTTACGCTAAGAAGATGGTTAATAACCGCTTCTACGCAACAGTTAATGTTGATGGTATCGTAACATTTGATGTTAGAGAATTACGTTAATTCTTTAAATAGTCAATAAATTATAAGGGTGATCCAAAAGATCACCCTTATTTTTTTATTATGATATTTATAAATAAATAGAAAATATTATGGCATTACTAGACGGACCTTATATTATAAACACATCAAGGAGAGATTTATTGATTTGTTGGACTACTGACGCGGCAGATAGTGCAAGTAGTGAAGTTAAAATAGGTACATCTACAACCACTTTAAATCAATCATATAGGAGTACTGTGGCACCAACTCTTAACGGGGCTTTAAATAGATACCTACATCGAGTTAGGGTAACAGGATTATCACCATTGACTAAATATTTTTATACTGTGGGTAGGATTGGGATACCTATTACCCCTGCGTCGAATAATTTATATTTTTGGACAGTACCATTAATAGGAGATAATTCCGCAAAAAGAAGGTTTTGGGTTCATGCAGATGCGGGTATAGGATCAAACAGTGTATTGTTAACCGGTTTTAATAATTTTAATTCGTCAAATCCTAATGGGACTAATAGAGTAGATGGTATCATATCAATAGGTGATAATGCCTATGGTAGTGGTGATATCACTGAATATCAAAATAATTTTTTTAATAATTGGGAGCCAATATTAAAAAATGCAAATTTATTTATTGCACAGGGTAATCATGATTATGCTACAAATTCTACACTCAGTCCAATGTCGTCAATTGTTTGTTTTAATTATTTTGGATATTCTAGGTATACTGAAACAGGTGGTATCGCACCATTTAGTCCAAGGTTTTATTCTTGGGATTACGGTAACATACATTTTATATCATTAGATGGTTATCATTTATCTACAATTGATGATCCATCTAGTTCACTTGACGTAAACTCTACTCAAATGAGATGGTTAAAAAACGAAATAGAATTCTACAATAAAGAAAAATTGGCGGGAAGAAAAAAATGGTTAATTGTGATATGTCATTTTCCCGCATTTAGTGATAGCGGTCATCGAACATATAATGATAGTTCAACTCAAGGAACAAATTTTAGAAATAGATTTGTGTCAATTTTAAATCAAGGGGATGTTGACTTAGTTTTATACGGACACGATCATAATTATTATAGAACTTGGTTTTTTCATGATTATACAGGAAATCAAAATAATCTTTTTAGTAATGCAGCAAATGTGTGGCCACCATATGTTGGTAGTTTAGGTAGGGGGTCAAATCAATTATTTCCCGCAGCAACGGGATCACCATATCTAAAAAACATTTCATATTCTGGTGCGGTACATATTGTTCAAGGAAATGGTAATCCTAGTTTTTATGTAACTGGTGGATTATATGGTGGTTTAATGGCCGTTAGTAGTAAAACTATAAGTGGATGGAATACTGCAACTACTGGGAGTAATGCAGGTACAAATTTAATGAACAATTGTCCCGGAAATTGGTTAGGTTCGGGTATAATTGACATCGAACCTGGCGTAGGTACTGGAGGTACCGATAGGTTAACCTATTATCATATATATAGTTATAACGACGACTATGTAGGTCCATTAACAAATGGTACTGTAATAGATTATTTTCAGATAGATAAATAAAAAAGGGGGTTTAGACCCCCTTTATATTTTAAGATACTTTCTGTATCACCCAAAAGTCATCAGATAGTTGTCTATTTAAAAGATATTCGTAAGGCATATAAAAATAACCTTTATCGCCCCATTTTTTACCCCATGAATTTCTTACGATAAAACATTCCATTTCATCATCATAACCCATTACTATTATTGCGTGTCCACCATAAAATTTTTCATCTTTACCGGGCATTGGCATCATACCTGTTTTAGCCACTTCACGAGATTGGAAACTTTCATAAACTGCAAATCCACCCACAAAAGGAAATCCTGAGGCTAAACATGATTTGAAATCATATAAAGAACGATTTAATCTTTCATATTTTATTGCTTTATTGTCTTTTGCAATTTTATAACAAGTATCACCAGGTTTATTGGTAAATTTTGTTATTACATATGGCCAATTATCTTCACCACATGTACCAACTTTATTCATAGATTTAACAGTGTTCCTAAGTGTTGCCCCACTATCTATACCTACATTACCTTCTAATAAACGAGTATTATAATAAATAAATAAACGTGAAGGTGTATAAAGTTCTTCTTCTTTTTGTTTAAGTACACTAAAGGCAAATGCTGTAGATACTGCATTTGCGGTACAACTACCCAAAGATCCTTGATCGAATAGTGGTAATTCTTCGGTTCTTAAATCTACCTTTGATGGTAGTTTTTTCATCTTCTTAGGAAGAGAAAACATTAAGTCACGATGGTCAGGAGTATCAGGAGTCCAACCATAATACGCCTTACTTTTAGGTTTTAATTTGTCCGTTGGATTCGATTTTGATTTTGTCGTTTTTTTAGTTACTTTTTTAGAAGGTTTTCTTGATTTACCCATTTTTAAAATTTTATCTTTTTTATTATTCGTATATTTCAGGATATTTTCTACCAAATTTTCTCATAACAATTCCTGCGTATCTATTTGCTTGCCCTTCTTCTACTGAAGAATCCTCCCCTGAACGAGAATTTAACATACCCAATTCATTTTGTTTGTGATGAACCATTTCATGACAAATACTTCTGAATAGATCTACTTGGTGTCTATTTTTAACCCTTATCCAAATTTCATTATCATTATTTATGTATACACCTGTAGTTCTTAATTGTGGAACTTTTGAGTGAACTAAATGAAGGGTAAATGGGGTTTCAATATTTAAAAATTTAATCGCAAAAGGTATGAATTTTTTTAATAATTCCACAAATCTTGGAGTCATGTTTTCTGCCCCCTCTTCTACGTAAATTTTTATATTTCTCATAATATTTATATAAATATCATGAAAAAACTAAATTTTGCAACATTTAAGTTTCTTACAGAAAATGATAAAAAAGCGTTAACTTTTTTACATAATGTAATAAAAAAAAATAACCTTGATAGGAGTAATGAATTTATGTTTGTCAATTTATTCGATTTTTTGGTTTCTAAATACGGTAAAAGTTTTTCATTATATGATATTTACAAATACTCGATGATATTAAGGTATCACATTGACGCATTAGAGAGGGATGAGGTTCATTATTCTTATAATACCGAAGAAGATGTAATTAGTACAACGTTTTTTGATCACATTATTAAACAAATAATTAAGTCAGAAAAATTTAAATTAAATTTAAATCATCTACAAAAAACTTTTGACATTAGAGGTGAAACAAAAACTTGTTTTATTGATTTAGAAGAATTTAAAGTAGATAGATCGATGATTTATTCTACTGCACACATTAAATGTATTAATGTTGAGGGTGAAAATATTTACAGAAGAGAAAATACATTTTTTATTGATTTTGATATCCCAAATTTTAATGACATAGAAATTACATTTCAGTTATTTGAGAGAAAAAAAGAAAAATTTATTATGAAACAACCTTGGGGAAATATTAAAAATATTACAATAGAAAACTTGATAAAGATGCTCGACAATCAAGATTTTTTATATCGATATGAGAATTTTTTTGACGACTATTTATACGAAATAACAGATACACAACGAATTATTAGATAAAAAATTAAAAAAAAATGGGAAAAATTATAAGAGTAACTGAAAGTCAATTACAAAAAGTAATTGAAATGATGATTAATGAAGAAGAATTAAATGAGGGTAAAAAGAAAACAGGGACTAAACTTTGTGCAAGAGGTAAAGCCGCCGCTAAGGCTAAATTTAAAGTTTATCCCAGCGCCTATTCGAATGGGTTCGCCGTACAAGTATGTAAAGGAAGAATGAAAGGACTTGATGGTAAAAAAAGGTGCTCACCTCCATACTGTTGATATTAAAAAAAGGAAAATATATTTTCCTTTTTTGTTTTTTTATGTTTACCCATATATTTATAAGTATGGATAAACTTTGTAAAATTTGTGGAAAATTGAAGTCTTTAGATGATTTTTATAAATCACAAAGAGGTAAAAAATGCAAAAAATGCGTCTTAGAGATTACACGTACATATAAAAGAGAAAAAAGGAAAGATTCTAATTTCAGAAAGTTAGAAGGTAATAAACAAAAAGAAAGAAGACTTAGATTGTGGCAAAATACACTAATAAATGATTCTAAAAATCGAGATTTAGAACACACACTAAATGTTAACGATATAAATGATTTATACGAAAAACAAGAAGGTAAATGTTATTGGTTTAATGTACCATTAATTCCTTCTGATAAACATAAACACCCTCAACAACCATCTTTAGACAGATTAGATAGGTCTAAAGGATATACAAAAGAAAATGTGGTTTTATGTTGTTATTCCGCCAATATAGGTAGAAATGAAAATGATATTGAAACTTGGAATGAATTTTTAAAAATTCTTTTACAAAAATAAAAAACCCCTCAATTGAGGGGTTTAAAATTTTATTGTACTTCTACAATTTCTAAATCAAATGTTAGTGTTTTACCTGCCATTGGATGGTTATGATCAAGTCTTGCACTTGTTTCATTTACATCAACTACAGTAACAATAAAAGGTCCTTGTGGTCCTTGTCCTTGAAGTGTTTGTCCGATTTGAACTCCTTCAGGTAAATTTGAAAGTGGGACATCAATAATAGCTTCAGGGTTTGGTTCACCATAAGCCTCAGACGGATTAAGAGTAATAGTTTTCTTATCACCTACTGACATTTCTAATAGTCCATTTTCAAAACCTTTAATCAATTGTCCTTGACCAAGTGTTACTTTAAGAGGTTCTCTACCTTCGGTTAACGAACTATCAAAAACAGTACCGTCCTCTAATCTACCGATATAATTGACACTAACAGTGTCCCCATTTTGTATTTTTTTCATGACTTATATTTTTTTATAAACATAAGTATTAAATTTTATATTGTCAACCTTATGGATATATTTGATTAACAATATAAAATTTAGTAATCTCAGGATAATCTCTAACTTCTTGATTACTATAAAGTTTTAAATCCAAATAGTAAGTATTTGGTATCATCCATGAGGTGTCTAATAAGAAGTAATTTTGATTATTGGTTCTATTTACATCATCCCAATCAATTACATTTATTTCGGCAGTACCTTGTTTAACATATAGACGATATTTTAAACCGTCTATTACTTGTTTCCTATCTACTGTATATGGTATTCTAGCAGAAACTAATATTTTTCTAATATCACCTCTTTTAATCTTTTCTTCACGTTTTACGCCACTCATAGAAAACCCATATTGTTTTGGCTCACCATCATTATCTCCAAAGTTAAACCATTCTTCACTTTTCTTTAAAGCAAATTCTAATGTGACATCGGGTCTTGCTGATCCGTTAATTGATATGTTTGACCAAACGTCTTGGAATGTGAAACAATCTGTATATGCACTTGAAGGTACGTTGAATTCTACGTAATAAACCCCCTCAAATTGTCTTGTAACACCTGACGATGGTATGGATAAGAAAATATCACCATTGTTATCTAAAATCGTAACAGAGGGGTTAAAATCCAAATTAGTAGGGTTATTACCTAAATTTGTATACAGATAAAGTCGATTTAATTTATCGGTAAAAAATAGATTTCTATCATCTAAAATATAACTTTCATAATTAGTTTCTAAAAACGGTTCAAAGTATGTTTGAGTATGTCTCGTAAAGAAACCTACATAATTTAATTCTTTAGTTTGTTTTTGTTCAAATTCATAAGAATAGGCAATTGTAAATCCATAATTTTGACTCCCACCTGTAATCATATCATTTATTATAGATGTAATATCCATACTTAAATTTTCATTCCCATGATCAAAATGTTGAGTTGCAATCGTAATACCCGTAGTAGATCCGCTGGCAGTTCCAAAATTAGTCCAAGGACTTAAATTTTGTGCAAAATACCAATTTGAATATGTTTCTTTATAATTTTTACAAGCCAATTGATTTAAAACATTATAACAATAATAATCATAACCATTACCTTCATCCCATTCCTGATCTATTTTCCACATAACTAAATCAAAAGATGACGCTCTTCGTTTATTATCGAAAGTCATCGCACCTTTTAGATCTGCCTCAAACGCCTGACTATTATACATTTTCAGTGTATGTGTGACTTGAGATAAATCCCCTAAATTACCGTCATTATATTGAGATATGAGATAAGAAAGGTCAAAATGTAACAAAAACCTACTATATATGTTACTAGTATTCCCACTATTAAATCCACCATAAACTAATTCAGTTATGGGATTTAACCCTGTATTGGTATATTGATCTTCAATAAGGGTATTGTTTTTATTAATATAAGTCCTAAATATCATCTTTTTTAATAATAAATATCAAACTTAAGCAGTTCTTACGTTTTGATTTAAAATAGTTTCTAAATCAAAATTTAAAATTTGTAACACCACAGGAGTAGGATCTGGTGGCATTCCATGATATGGATGTACGTGAGTTTCCACAAATGATTTAATTAGTTTTAAAAAATCATTTAATGCGTACCCATAGGGTATAGGTTGACTCTCACTATTAATTTTTAATTGTTGTTCGGGTGTTATTGTAACATCGGGATCCAACAACTTAAATTGATTTTTATTTCCATAAGAAACCAAATTTATTTTACTTGCAACTACGTTTATGGCCGATCCTTTAGTGTTATCAAATTGAGTTTTTGTGACAGGAACTATGTTAGTTTTAATAGTTGTCATTATTTTATCATTTAGTCCATCCGCAACTACGTCTAATCCATCAATTGGTGGTGCACTATATTTAAAATTTTTAAAGTCATATTTATCGACCTCAATTTGTTTTTGAAAATTATTAGTAATTAATAATTTAGTTTTTAAATCATTTTGTTTTAATTTTATATATGTCTCTTTAACAAATAAAGTTGCATTTTCTTTACCAGTAAACGTTTTATAAATTTTACCTATTGGTCTATTATCTTTATCTTGAACTTGTATGTTTACTACCCAATCGTAAAGTACATTTTGAATTGAGATTATATTGACCGAAACAAACCCATCGTATTTTGCTAATTTAACTTCTCTTGTAGTTTGTAATTCGTTGGTCTCTATCGTTTCAGGTTGACCGTATCTCATTTGAATATAAGCCGTATCTTTTATGTTAAAAGTGTACGGATCTCCAGAATTAAATTTTCCTGCGCGCAATAATACTTCCTGATCTTTAAAAACTATATCTGAATTATTTCTACCTTGAATAGAAATCCATTCTCTCTTAGGGTATATACCATCCTCAGGTTTTCTTAAATTTGGTTTTATATTTGAGTTAGTCTCAGTGTTATCAAATTCATTGAAGTTTAAACTCCCAAAACTATCTATAACGGGACCTAAAAAATATCTAAGTTGTTGTGTACTGCCTTTAGCTAAAGTTATTACATAAACATATTCACCTACTTTTGGATAAACATTTAAATGTTTTGGTAAAAGTGGATAACAATCGGGTAAGTCTTTAGTTTCTATTATAGTACTATCAGGAACTTCTAATCTAACTTTTATTGGAGAATATCCAATATCCCCATTAGGTTCATAAATATTATTAGATATACTTTCAACTTTACCTTTGTATATTATAGTTTCATCTGTATTACCACCTACTGTGTAACTATTATTTAGTGCCATTATTTAACTCCTCTTTTTTTTAATTCATTAATTGCAATATTATATTTCTTTTCAATTTCATTTATTTGATCTAAAAGAGATATAACTCTAGTTTTTAGATTTTGATGATCCATCTCCATCTGTTTAATTTCGATTAAAATATCTTTATTTGTTTTATCCGTGTAACTCATGATATTATGGCAGGTGCAATGTGTGCTGGAGTAGTAGTAAAACTTATTACAGGTATCGGTGGTAATGGGGGCATCGATATAAAACCGATTGAAGTAATTCCTGGCGGTATACTAACTATAGTTCTAGCATCTTGTTGTATTGCCTTGGTTATTTCTTGGACTCTTATTAATTCCATTTTTTCCGCCACATTAGCTGCCCCACTCGGTAATGGACCGAATGGCGCTCCCGCTTCTGATTGTCTCGCAATTATTTCTGCGGCAATTTTTCTAGGAGAAAGACCTGGATTCTTTAAACTAGTTTGTATTGTCAACGGATCAATTGGTGGAGGTGGTACATCGGGAATTTTAAATATTCCTATAATTGCTTTTAAAATATCTTTAACCGGAAGTTCTTTGATTGGGATGTTACCTATTGAATTTATCATACTGCGGATGTTATTTGTCTTAATAATTCGTTATTTTTGACTATATCTAATAGACCTCTAAGAGCTAAATATTGTGCAACAAAAAGTTCATACTTTTCTTTATTTCTTTCGTATCTCTCTTTATTTGCCTCTGTGATTAATTTTTTTAGTATAATAGGGACAATGATCAATAATAATAATAATTTAAAATATGACCATACAATACAAACTAATATATTTCTAGTTTTTTTCAAAAAATCTTTCATATCTTCATAATCTAAAGGCTCTTGACTATTTGGATTACTGTTCGCTAATTTAAAATAAATCATCATTATTGTTAAAAATTGTGGTGAATAAACAAAAGTAACTAATGTGTTTATAATTTCTTTAAAAATATTAAAATAAAATTCAACTTTAAACTTCGGTAAATCTAATCTAGTGACATTTCTTGCGGCTACGGTTTCTAATGTACTCATACCCGCTTCAATTATTTGAACTCTTTCATTAAAAGTGCCCGCCGAAATTATTTGTTCTAATATAGGATATAAATCATTTGGTGTTACGACCGATTCTGCATTATTACAAGATTTTATCTCTAAAAAGTTTTTACTTTGGTTTAATGATATTCTTTCTATGTCAAATAATTCTTCATTACCAAAATTAAAAAATGAATCATCAATTAATAAATCTTCTCCGCCATCCAAAATTTTTTCAATATATTTGTTTAAAGTATTTCTATTAATTAAACTTAATGGGTCGATTCTTGTTGGTTGAATTGAATAGGAAAATGATCCGTACATATTATCAAATAGATTTAATAACATACTAAAATTTGGTATCAGATCTATTTTATTTACTAAATCAGTAACTAACGCATTGACAGGTTTATTCCGATAAGAATAATTAACGTAAAAAAGTACGTAGTTGGTATTAGGGTCGTATTCTATCCAAAGTATATCAGACCAATTTTGTCTTTGACCACTATCTATGGCAGTTTTAATTGCTCTGTTTAACGTATTGTCACTAGGTGAACCATAAAAAATATTCCCTCCAGTAGAGTTAGGATCAATTTTTAATAACCCAAAAAAATCTAACTTAGAAACATTGATAATAAAATAAGGATTTGCTCCTGGATTTAAGGATGGGTCATACGCTTGATTGGGTTTAATTACGTCATCTAAATTACATGCAATGTTAGCATTAAAACAATCAATTAATGTTTTTTTAAATTTGGGCTCATATTTTTTACCTTTACTTAAAAAATCATTAATGTCTCGTACAAATACTTCAACTAACCCTAAAATAAGTAATAAATCAAATAAAAATTCTAAAAATTTTGTTTTAAAATCATTATATTGTTTTTTTTTCTTATCTAATTTTTCGTCAGCATTTCTTCTTGAAGCAAAAAGAGCATTTATTCTTTCCTTTATTTTATCAAAAAGTTTACTAATACCATCACCCCCACCACTTTTACCTGCGGCAGGTACTCCACCCGCTGTATTTGTATCTTCTGCCATTATTCCACCTCAAAATCTAAATTATTTTTATTTTTTTGATTTTCAATTAAGTCCCTAATTAACTTTTTATCGTCATCGGTCATTCCCGCTTTATTAGTCTCTTTAGTTTCCTTATCCCCTGTTAGGATTTGAGACTGTAATTTTGCCAATGCTAATTTTTTTTCAACAGTCGAATCAATTATTTTTAATGATTCGTTATTGACTTTACCTATTTGGAAGGCATCGGTAGTTGTATTCACAGGAAGTCCTTTTCTTTCTTCCATTTGAGAATTAGCCTTTTTTTGTACAGTTAGGATATCGTTATATATCTCCTGTAAAAGGGTTTGAAAACTATCATTATCTAATTTAATTTTTGTTTTTTTAGGTTTTGGCATATCTTTTTATATATAAATATGATAATGAGTAATTTATAACAAACCTTCGTCTATTCTAAAAATTTTAATATTACCATAAATTTCTTTGAATTTTTTCATTGAAATACGAATATCTTTAGTACTCATAAGGGTATAATCTCGTATGTGAGATAAGACTTTATTCTTATTAAACTTGTCACTTGATCCTGCAGTGTCAATAAAAATCGATTCCCAATTTTTTAATATATCAATTAGTGCGAATGCAACTTTCATTTCATTTTCATTCAACCCTTTATTGGTAATTTTTTCTTCAATTTTATTTGCGATATCAATAATAAATTCATCATATGACCCTTCAGGTTTATCTATACAGTAACTGTATTTTTCATTTTCCTCAATTGACATATAAATGTCCTCATAAGACAAGTTTTGTTTCATTTCTTTGTCTTGCTTTAAAATTTTACCCAACAAATAATTTTTAATTATTGTCCCAAAATAAGAGTATGCCTTCTTATTAGCACTTGGGTCAAATTTTTCTATTTTAGTCATTAAAAACGAAAAGGTATCGGAATGTAAGTCTTCAAAAGAATAATTTTTAACATATAGTTTATATCTCCTAATGATACTCTCTATCATCTTATCTAAAGGTTTTTTTAACTCTTTAGTAAAAATTCTATCTTTTTCTAATGGATCAAGACAGGTAAGAAAGTCTAAAACTGCCTTTTCCTGTCTTTCTCCAAAATACATTCCATTCTGTGCCACTACACTTTCCGATTTTTTCTTTCTTCCTTTTTTTGTGGCCATAATATTTTAAACCGGTTCGTACATTATTTTTCTATCTTCTTTAAAGAAGTATTCTTTTTTAGCTAAATTTAGCCAAAATCTTGCCTCATCTTGATTTAGAGTTGTTTGATATTCTACAAATAAAGATCCTGCTCTTTGGTTACTGTGTCTGTAACCTAATTTAGGTATAACCATAACTTTAGAATCATTGAATGTTGTTCTAAGTAAGAATTCATATATGAATGTTAACTTAATAGAAGGTTTTAGTTTACCTAATCTTTGGAAGGTTTTAGTTTTAATTACCATACCATCAAAATTATAATTAGCATATCTTGATAGAGTATTGTTATCTAAAATTCCCATTTCTTCTGAAAAATCTTTTGCCCAAACAGTTTCATTAGTAAATGAAATGAAATTACCATTAGGATCTGTTTCAACTACAATAGGTAAAAATAAATCTATCTCAGGATAAACTTCGGTATATTTTTTAACATTTTTAAACCATATTCTTGAATATTCATCATCGTATTCTAAAAATGAAAGGTACTCTGTTTTAACATGTTCTGAAGCAAAATTTATTTGACTACATACATCATACTCACCACTAGTATTTGGTAAAAACTCAATAATGTCTTTGATGTTTGATGTTTCTTCTTCACCTAAAACATTCTTAATGTCATTTTCAATTTTTGGGTTATAAACTATTATAAGTTTTTCAGGTTTTTCTACCTGAGTATTAACACTATTAACCGACATCTTAAACCATTTTGGTGTATCGGCATTAAATTCGTGTATTGGTAATATTACTGTAATATCTTTCATATCATGCATTTGTTTGTTCTGATGTTATTGTTGAAGCTAATTCTGATAATCTTGCCGCAATTTGTTTATTATAGTATTCGACTATAGATGAATTCATTTTCTCCATACTATATTCCATTGGAGTATCTTTCATTTTTTCATAAACGTCATTTGGAATGTTATCTTCCAACCAAAGTCTAATAAAAGTCGCAATAAGATCAGGTAATCTTAACGTATCATAAGTCCAAATACCATTTTCTTTTAACATTTTATCTTGATTATTTTCAGTAGATGGTTGTTCCATCCACTCAGGTGTCATGTGTGGTACTCTACCTATAACAGGAACTCCTGATTTCATTGCCTCTAATGGGAAAGTACCAAATCCTGCGATTGGATCTACCCATACACCTAAACATGCCTCACTGAGTATTTGTGCGAAACTTGTTCTTGGTAAACCCTTCATGTCTCTAAATGTTACCCATTTATATTGTGGATATTTTAAGTAGAACGATTTAACAATTTTAGTAGTGTCTCTTGGGTCTCTACATGAAAGTGCAACTATTGGTTTTTGTAATTTATCTGTAGGTTTAAAGTAGTCAGGAATTCCAATAGGAATAACTTCAACATTTACTAAAGGGAATAATTCCTTTATATATTGTTTTTGTTTTTCTGAAGTTGTTATACAATCTTTAATTCCATAATCAGTCCATTTAGCACCGAGATTTAAAATTTCTAAAATGTAATCATAACTTTGTGAGAAAACAATTCTTTTACATGGAAACTGTTTAGTTTGATCCATTACGTTAGCAAAAATTTCAGGAATGATTAAAAAATCTTGAGGACCCACTTTTAAATTTTGGGACTCAATTGAGGTATGAGGTATATTCATATATTCCTCACCTAACCATTCACCTACTCCGGTATAATCATTTTTTTCTGTTATAATGGAAGCGTTTAATCCACTATCTCTAAGAACTTTTGCGTGTTCATAGATATAAGCCAACTCAGCGATTGGGTTGCCTTTAGAATCTAAGACAAAAAAATAAATATTAAAATCTTTGTCTTCGATCTTTTTAATTGTTTCTAGAATTTGTTGGTTTCTTTCTAAAATTTGTTGATTTTTTTCGTTTGTCATTCTTCTACGATTTTTAAAATATTATAATTTAATAATGTATTATACGCAAGTTTAAAACTTACAGATAACTTTTCAAGATTTTTTTTACCCATAGTAGGATCTTCTTCACTCATTTCATCTAAAACGGTATCGATCATTCTATTTACTAATTCCCATTTAGTGACATCAATTGTAATTACTCCTGTAGGGTATTCATTACCGTCTTCATCTTTTTGAGGTGCACCCTCTAATTTGACTACATTGATTATCTCGTCAAAATCTATATAAAGATATTCGCCTCCGAATTCTAAATAATTCTTATCGTATTCGTAATTTCCCATTAATCTATTTTTGTAAATGTTATTATTTTGGTATTGGATATATTAGACAACAAGTTTTCTTCTAATATATTTTTTAATTTTTCAACCTCATAATCTGATTTTATATTAGAATTGTAATCAGTTTGAACTTTTATTGATATTTTAGTTTCAGGTTTATTTAATAAAATGTTTGGGTTTGCACTAATCATGACATCGCACGTATCCCATACGTCATCATTTGAAGTTACAAATTTATAGTCTCTAATTTTACAAGAAGTTTTACTCAAAAAGAATAAAGTGGCGGGGATTGAGTTACCATATTCTTTTGAGATAATAATAAAATCATGATTATCTTTGTGTTGACTATATAGATTATTTAAATCTATAACTGCGTTTTTATATTTCTCATTCGCATGTCCAAATAATTCTAAACTAAAATCTTCATATAAAAAATTGTTCAATTCGGTTTCCGAATCAAACGGAAAATGAACTAATAGATCCAAAGTACTTATGGGTTCAATGGGATCTTTTTCAAATTCTTTTTTATAAAGATTTTTAAATTTACCTAAAAAATCTCTTAATACATCATCTAATGATATGCCTATAGTCATACCATTAAAATTAACGTATTTTATCTTTTTGTAAAGAAAAAATTTATTTTTTTGGTTGGTTTTCCAAATTTTCTTTTTCTATACTATCAAATACTTCATCTATCATTGCAATTAATCTATGACGAACAATATCCTCTTTACCCAATCTAACAATACCAAAATCAGAGTATTCTTCAAATTTAGTCATAATTCTTTCCAAAGAACTATTCTTTTTGTTTTTAAGGTCTATTTGTTTAATGTCACCTAAAATGATATACTTGGTATTTTCACCAATACGTGTCATAATTGTTCTCATATTCTCAACAGAGATATTTTGAGTTTCATCTATGATTACAATGCAATCCGATAATGTTACCCCCCTAAGATAAGCTATTGGCATTTCTTCAATTAAATGTTGTGCCGATAATTTTTCATATAATTCAGTACCAATTAACTTTTTAAAATTACCGGTAAAAGAATACATGACAGGTTCTAGTTTACTTGATAAATCCCCTTTAAGGAAACCTAACTCTTCGTCTTTTAGTGTAGTCACCGATTTTACTATGACAATCTTTTTGTACACGGGGTAATTGTTTTTAAGTAGTTTAAGCGCTTCAGCACAACTTAAAAATGTTTTACCACATCCGGCAAGACCATCACATATAGTGACTTCTTTTTCTTTAATGGAATTAATAAGTTTTTTTTGATTTTCGGATTTACATTTAATCTCGATATGGATTTGTTTTAAAAGACTCTGTACTGAATTATTTTCTAAAGAATTCGTATACTCCGTGAGCTGTTTCTCCATTAGTTTTTCAACTTCAAACTGCTCCTCCTTAGACAACTTTTTGGTGCGTCTATTCTTACTCATATACTATAAATATCTCATAGTATACAAAAATTTATAGTATAAAGTTTTGTATCTGATTTTCAAGTGTTTTTATTTATTCAGTATCAAATATTCCTCATATTTTTTTATAAAATCACTACATATTCCCATACATTCTGAGACATTATCATCATATATCTCAGGCATAATTGCAATACTATTTTTAATAGGTTGTTTACCTGGATATGCCCAAATATAGTTTTTTGATGTTAATGTAACGGTATCATTTTCATGCCAAAAATAATTAAATTCGTAATTATTTTCCTTAAAAAATATAATTGCTTCCACATTTTTACAATGAATCCATAGTAAATTAGATCTAAACTTAACCCAATCAATATCTATTTTATAGATTGGTTCATCATGACCTAATAATAATTCTCTATTTTTTACCCACACATCAATTTCAACATTATAACCTAAATTAATGGCTTTATCTATGTAGTCAGGTTTATTTTCTAATTCAATATTTTTACCATTAATATTACCTCTATGTGATATTAAAATTTTTTGGTCATTTAACATATTTTTTATTAGTTGCAATTATATCACCCTCTTTAAAAGGGTGATAATTATCATTAATAAATTTTAAATCAAAATCCAAATCTAATAAAAAATTAGATAATTCTTTTTTCAATAAATGCCCTTTATAATAAGGTAATTCTGAAGCTTCACAATGAATAAATTTAACATTTTTTATTTTATTACCCATACTTTTTAATGCAGATAACTCTACACCTTGTGTGTCTAACCACATAATATCAACATTATTTATTTGATTATTTTCCAACCATTTGTCTAATCTTACTGAGTCAACAGTTATTTTTGTAAAGTCTTGAGTACTCGCAAATGGAACGTTTATTGGCTCTAAAAGTGATGAAGCCCCTACGTTCCCATGTGTTATAAAAAAATTTAGTTTACCATTTTCTTCACTTATTGCCAACTGTTCAACTTTTATATTTTTATAGTTTTTACTTTTTTCTAAACATATACTAAATTGTTCAGGATTTGGTTCAAAAGCATAAATAATTGAATTTTTATAGACACTATTAAATTCTATACTTTGTTCTAAATCCCTAGAACCTATATCTAAAATTATATTAGGCTCAAAGTTTGGGTCAATATTTCTAATATGAAAAATAAATTTATCTATTAACATTTTACTTAACTCCCCATTTTTTTATTGCATCATTATATTCAATATCATAATTTTTATCAATACTTTGTCTCATAGCTTTAGCTCCTGCTAAAGTTCCATTAGGGTGTCCGTGTAATGCGCCACCTACATTAGCCATATAGTTAAAACCTACTTTTTCGGTAACCCATTCAGTTAAACCAGGATGAAATCCACAACTTAATGCGGGCATAACGTTATATTTATTTAAAATTTTAACCGCATCTAATGTTTCTTCTTCGTCCCATTTATAATATCCACCTATCATACCTGCATGTATAAAATCGACACCCATTAAACCTGCTAATTTGCAAATTACCCTCCAATCAATGTGAAAATCATGGGATTTATTAGTAAAAATTTTATCTCCAGATTTTTGAAAATGTACAAAAATTGGTAGATCTAATTCTCTAATCGATTTATAAACCCCTAATCCGCACCAAAAATTTACATGTACTGAGTTACCACCCAATTCATAAACTTTTTTAACTCTATTTAAAATATAGGCAGGATCAGAATGTATAGATACCGAATATATTACATTTTTATCTTTTAGATAATCCATAATTAATGGGACTCTTTCTTCAATTGGACATGTCTTTGGGTTACTCATAATTTCATCTTCTTTGATAAAGTTAACACCACCTTCAACTAATTCTTTGACCATTTCCAATAATATTTGTGGTGTAATACCAATTTTTGGTTTTATTATTGCACCAAATAAAGGTTTATCAAATGTTTTAGTAAATTCTCTGATTCCTGTAATTCCAAATTTAGGCTTCATAAAATATTTTTTTTCTACCCATTCAGGAAAATTAATATCAATTATGTGACATTTTAAAATATTTTCGATATCTAATTGTCCACCCATTATGTTAACCAATAAATGAGCAACACCATCAGTTTTAAAATCAATATTTTCAATAGGGAAAGCAATTTCTACTATACCTTCTTCTTTACTCATTAAAATGTTTTCATCTTCTAAAACAAAACAAGAATGATTTTCAAATAATTCATCAGTCTCCCAATTGTTTCTAACGTTAGGATTACCAACACTTTGACCTATGGCCAAATTCCATGCCGCATCTTTCAAATTAGTTTTTGATTTTAAAAAATATTTTATTGTAAAATATTTTTCATTGTCTATTTTTTTTCTAAAAATTTTCATAGTTAATAATTTATTATTTATTTATTATATATCTTCAATCTTAATCATAAATCTGTTTATTTTTGATTTACTATCTTCCCAATTAGGGTCATACTCCATAATAGTACTAGAGGTAATAGGTTGATAATTATTATACTTATGTGTCCATTTAAAATTGGGTAAATCTCGTAATGGTGTCATATAAAAATTTTCAATAATTTGATTTTTAGAATTTTTTGAGTCGATATTAACTTTCTTAGCAATTAAAAAAGAAATAGTTTGTAGAATTTCTGACCACATAGGAATTTCAATATTGTTAATATCTTTATAATATAAAATATTATTAGTTTTTCTTATATTATCATTTTTATTTATACATACATCATATGCCCATTCAAAAGCTTTTAACATAATTTCTGTTTTACTTGCAAAAATATGATTACCTAAACAAAATTTATGTTCATTATCTTTAAAACTATATAGATTAGTTACGTGTATTTTATTTTCATGTGTCATAATATTAGTTAAAAAATTATCTAAATTAGGGAATGATTCATCACTTCTGACTCTTATAGTGTACTTTGTTTTAATATTTTTTAAACCCATTAAAATTCCATTAGTCTGTAAAAATGTATTATTAAAATTGAATATTTCACTATTTATTGTCGGTAAATTAATTTTTAAAAATTTAATTCCCGTATTTTCAATGTGGTAAATATTTTCATAATCATAATGAACAAACAAAACCTCTCCATATTTTTGATAAAATGGTATTGATTCAATCAAAAGGTTATTTCTAATTGGACCTTGGATTAATATAGTCACATCACTATTCATTTATAACAAATTTATCCCCAATTATAGAAGGGGTTTTAATTATAATTAATGTACAGTCTTCTAAAAATGTTGGTGTTGATATAAAATATGGTTCAATTAAAAATATATCTCCCGCAGTTAATTTAGTCTCATTAATTATCATTTCACCACTTATTAAATAATTAATTTCTATACTTTTTTTATGATAATGTGTGTCCCACTTTTCATTTTTTTTGTGTTTTTTATAACAAACTTCAAAATAAGAAGTCTTATATGCTGATGGAATAAAATCACCAACAAACCAACCATCTTTCATTTCTGACATTTTAAATATTTTCATTTTTAATTTTTTCTAAAAAAATGTTTAAATCTTCAGGTGTACCAACAGACCAATGTTTATTTTTATCTATATGGTAAATTTTTATTTTTTTATTTTCCAATAATAATTCGTTATAGGTGGGTGCAATATAGAATTCTCCATTAACTCTAATATTTTTTTTGATCATTTTTTCTGCAGACATAACAAAATCTTTTCCTTTTGTCCAATAATGTATACCATTTAATGAATAATCACTAATAATTTCTTTTTCCGCAAATTTTATTGCGTAACCAAATTCATCTATCTTTACGTAACTATTTTTTATTGTTTTTATCTCATATGTTACAACAAAACCATCGTCTTTAAATTTTTTAATAAATTCTAAAAAATTATTAGAATCCCAAGTCATTATTTGATCACAATTTATTATTAGTAAAGGATCGTCATTGTTTATATATTCTTTAGCCAACAAAGAAGTACTTGCCGGACCTTCGGTAAGATAATCAATATCAATTATTTTAGGATTTTTACATATTTTATTTAATAAATTTTTTAATTCATTAAATTCTTCATTCTTGTTATTTAATATAAAAATAAAATTACCGTTAACACCTAAACTATTTATCGCCCATTCTATCATAGGTTTATCTAATATAGGTATCATAGGTTTTGTCCTTAAAAAACCTGCCCGTTTAAACCTATCCCCTAATCCAGCCATTGGTATTAATATGTTCATGACAGTTTTAAATATTCTTTTTTAATATTATCAAAATCATACTTATGATAATATTTATCATAATTTTTATTTGGTTTGTAGTCACTTAGTTTTTTTCCATATTTTAACCAAAATAAGTCATTGTCATTATTTAAATCATTTAATAAATAATTTATATTATCTAAATGATTTATTAAACTATTAGTTAACATAACTTCGGTAACATTATGTAAATTTATGTTGACATTTTTCCAAATATCTATTAAATCAATAATAATACCTGACATTAAATAGTCAACAAAATAACCATTTAATCCAACAAAATGTTGATGCCAACATAATAAATTTATTTTTTCATTATTTAATAAATTTAAAAATGATTTACTATTAGTTGGTATAATATCACTTCTTATTTTTAATGCCCTGCGATATCCTAATTCCTTAGCCTTTAAAAGTCCGTTAAGTGTTGATATCTTTTGTAAATTAATATTACCATTACCACAGTAACTAGGTAAATTGTCAAAAACTACGATATCTTTATCTGAATATTTATCTTCAGATCCAACCCATGTTGAAAATAATATTTTAATGTTTGAATCCTTAAATGATTTTTTAATTTCATCAACAAACTTACTTTCACCAGTTACTACTACACAAAAATCTTCCATGTTACTGATTTTTAATATAAAACGCATCACCCCATGTTATGCCATCCCAAGTGGTTTCTACACGTTTAAAATTGAATTTAGATAAAAAATTATCTAAATCTTCTACCATAGCACAATTTTTATAAACTTCAGATTTGTTAACTTCAGTCATAATATAATCAACATTTTTTAAGATCTGAGAAGATCCTTTAAAAACTTCTAATTCATATCCTTGTACATCAATATTAATAAAATTATACTTATCATTATCTTTTAATTCATCATCTAATCTTACCATTTCAACTATCTCTTTTTTATTAAAAATAATCCAAGGATATTGTGTTAAATGAATATGTGGTTCCAATATGGATGATGATTGTCCTTGATTATTGGTTTCAACATTCATAGTAATTTTTTTATTTTCATTACCTAATGCTTTATTTACTAATATAGCCTTATCTCCGATACGTTCTTTTAGAATTTTAAAATTTTCTAATAAAGGTTCAAAAAAAATTATGTTTTTTATTTTTAATTTATCGTATACGTTAAATTCTTCACCATAATGGGCACCAATATGTATTACACCTTTTATTTTTAAATCATATTTATTTTTTAATTCATTTAAATCTATTAACATAAGTTTTCTAAGATATCTACTATTTTTATAGAAGAATAACCATCACCAAACGGGCATGGTTCATTTACTATAAAATTATTTTTAATTTTATTAAAAATTTTATATATATTTTTTGGTGTTTTACATAAAAAACTATGTATACCTAAAGATTCAGGTCTTTCTGTAGTTTTTCTACAAATAATTATTTTTTTATTTAAAAATGAAGCCTCTTCTTGAATCCCACCACTATCTGTAATTACCATTAATGATTTTGATAAAAATTCAATTAATTCATTATGATTCATAGGATCAACTACTTTTACGTGTTTTAAAAAATGTTGATTTTTCTTAACATTTGGATTTGGGTGTATTGGTAATACAAATTCTATGTCTTTATTAAATTTTGCAATTTTATCTATTTCAATAAACCATTTATCAATAATATTATGATTTTCTCTTCTATGTAACGTAATCAAAATTTTATTTTCATACGAAGTAGGAATGTCTTTAATATTGTCTAAAATAGTGTTACCTACTACATATATTTTACCAAAAATTTTTTCTTTAATTAAATTTTTCTGATTTAATTTTGTAGGACAAAAATTTATATCTGAAATTCTAGAAATGAGTTGTCTATTCATTTCTTCTGGCCATGGATTATTTAAATCATACGTCCTTAAACCTGCCTCTAAATGTATAATTTTAACATTATGGTGAAATGCCTTTATTCCTAAAGCCAATACTGATGTTGTATCTCCCTGTATTAATATATGTGTAATATTTTCAAATATATTTTGACTATCCACTAATATTGAAGATATTATATTATCCAATCTATTTTCAGTCAAATCTTCAATTTTTAATTGATAGTCACCGATAACATCAATTAAATTCTTATGTTGCCCCGTAAATAGTGTTTTAAAGGGCATTTTTCTTTTTTTAATTTCTTCAATTATTGGTTTAACTTTTAACCATTCAGGTCTTGTTCCATAACAAATTAATATCATTTTTTTAATTTATATTATATTCTTCAAATAATTGAGTTATTTCGTTTGGGTATTCAATTAAATTCCACTTTCCTTTTACTTTTGCAGTTGCAATGTACGGATATGTGTACGAATTATAATGATTACCAACGGCATTGCCATGTTTTATTTCATATAGTCCATCAATATTCAAATTTCTTAAAAATGGTGAGTTTTTTGGTTCGTCAAATATTGTTTTAATTTTTGATAAATCAAACATATTTTTTAAAACGTTTTTTTTCCATATTGTAATTTGAGTAGAATAAAAATATTCAGATAATTTATCTATATAAGCATAATTTTCATCATATACTTTATTTTTGTCAAAACCTAAACCACTATGTATTAATCGTATAAATCCTATATTTTTATCATTATCTAAAATTTTTATTGCATTATATAATTCTTCAACTTTTACTCTATCAAATAATATATAATCTTCTTGAGAATAAATTAAATAATCGGTAGGGATTTTATTAATTGCATTTATCATTTGTTCGCTATGATTTTTTTCATCATCATATTCTATGAAAGTGCCGTATGGTACATATTTATTAGAAGTAACAAAATTATGAAATAATTCAGGAAAAAATTTTTTTATCCTGTCAAAATAAATTTTATGTAAATCCTCACATTTACTATGTGTATATGTTAATAAACTTAAATTTTCCATATTTAAAAATGTGATATTAATTTACCATAAAATGAGTTTGGGATCATGTATGGTCTAGTAGGTCTACCATGCACAAACTCATCAATTGATGACCCTACATCTATATAAGAATTTTCAGGATTATTCTTATATAATTCATGTATTATTATTTCTGATATGGGTCCACAAGAAATAAAAAATAATTTATTTTTAAAATTACCATATTTTTTAACAATATTTTTTAAAAAATCATCTCCATGTTTGTCCCAAAAATTTATACAATCATCAGGAAATGGGGTAATATCTTCAACCGCAAAAGGAAAATTTTCTTTTGATGCACTATGGTTACAAATTAAAATGACTTCTCTTTTTAAATTTAAAAGTTTATTTTTCATTTTTTGGTAATTGTTATTGATCCATAAATTGGCAAAAGTAATATTTTCTTCTTTTTGAGGGATATTACTTCTTAAAAATTTATAGTCATCTATACTATCATTTATTCCTGATATTGCATAATAAAAATTATTTTCAGTGTGTTCTAATGTTTCTAATAATTCTCTACCGACTTTAGTTAAAGTGTTTGGTGAATACCATTTATCTGTAATAAACGCCTGACTAACTTTACCAACTTCATTACCCCTCATTAGTAAAACTTCCCCATCAGCATATCTAACATAACTAAAATTTATATTTTTTTCTATTAAATCCCAAAAATATTCAAAATCTTTTTCAAATTTATTCATATTATTTTTTTTATCTTTCTCTTGTTATTTTAAATCCTTGTTTTAATATTTCCAAATAATAATCATACATTTCTTTCATATTTCCACCATCATTTGATATTGCATGTTGTTCTGTACCATATTGTATAGCTTTTAAACTACCCCAAAGTTCTCTATCATTAATGGGGTGTGGAGGTACATATGTATCAATATTTAAATACTTTTGTAACATATATGAAAAGTGTAAATCTTCACCCACTAATTTTGTTTTACCACTAATGAATGGTTTTTCTCTAAATAAAACTTCTAACCATTCTCTTTTAAAAAACCAAGAATGACCAACAATATCAACCTTAGTTGTATGCATATTTGCATTTGGCCAACCTACCCTAAAATGATGTCCATAACTTTGTTTAGTATTAAAAATTAATCCTACTGTCCCCAATAAACCTTCATGCGTTTTCATAGTATTTAAACAATTTTCTAACCATTTTTTACCGGGAATAGTATCATCATCAAAAACACAAATATATTCACTATCACTATTTAGTGCATAAATAAATCTAGACCAAACTCCGTAATTTGTATTGGATTTACAATGTTCGATGTGACTAGGAACATCAAAATCTAAATCACTATTTTGCCAAAACATAATTCTTTCAGGTTTAATAGTTTGATTTTCAATCGCTAATAATTGTTCTTTAAAAAATTGTGGTCTTTTATAACCATTTAAAATTACTGTTATCATGTCTTTTTTTTATAAAAAATTAAAATAAATTTTTAACTCTTTTAACGTTATAATATTTATCAGGTAATCCTGCCATTAATGCTTTTTTTGGGTATTCCCATTCTTGGTGATACTTTACCAAGTCATCTATTCTATTTTTAAAATTCACAGAAGCCGATGAATTAGTTAATTTTCTACGAATATCATTTCTAATATAACTTAAATGGTGCATTTCAATTTCATCTCTTTTAAAAATTCTATATTTTTCCGCCTTTATTCTTCTAGTTGGGTCAACTAAAACAGGACTGAAAGCATTCATCTCAAATATACTATAAGGGCTAATTTTGTAAAGTAATGACACATAATAATCTTCAGGTGGATCAATTACTATGTCTTTTTCTTTGTAATATGTCTTTAATTGACAAAATGAAGAATCATAATCACCATTAATCATTTCTTCTTTTAAAAATCTAAATTGATCCATCAAATAATATTCATCAGAGTCCATAGACATGTGATGTGTACAACCATTACCAATAGATAGGGCAAGTCCAATATTTCTTTTAGTAATTTCATTAAAATGTCCACCACTATTTAGTTTTGGTTTATACTCATAAAGTTCATTGACTAACCCAATATTTTTTAAATTATTTAGAGTATCTAATAAAGATGAGTCACATTCGTTTCCAAAATTAGAGGTGGTTTGATAAACAATACTTATATAATCAACTTGATCTCGTATTTGTTTTATTGACCCTTCTAATAACTCTTCACCGTCAAATGTATTGTAACTAACCCCTATTTTCATATTTTAATTGTCTTTATACTATTTAAAATTCTTTTATTATTAAACACGTAATCAGTAACTCTTTTCCAATCTTCAGGTTTATTAATACCTTTTTCAGCTTTACTTAAACTTTCAAAATGATAGGCAACTGCATTATGTGCAAAACAATTTTTTTTACCCCATAGAGTAGTTTTAAGGTTAAATTCCACATCCGATAATGAAAATAAATAATCTTCAGGGAAATATCCCATATCAATAAATAATTCTTTAGATATTAATTGTAACGCTGCAGTGTTCCCAATAGTACCCACTAAATCAGTATTAGGGTAAAGATATTCACTTTTAAATCCAACATGACCAATTCTAAGTGCAAATTGATTTTGAGAATTTACCGTACCTAAAACATCTATTCCTGCATGTTGAATTGTATCGTCTTCAAAATACAATCTAGCACCCACAGTACCACAAATATTTTTATTTTTTAAATACAAATTAATCATTTCAGAAACACAATCGTTTATTAAGACTATATCATTATTCGAAAATAATAATAATTCTGTATCGGGATCTAAATGATTTTTTACTACATCATTGTTTATTTTTTCAAAATGATAATAATCGTACTCAATTAATTTTACATTATTTTTTTCACAATAATCTTTAATTTTTGGCAAATTTTCATCATCACTACCTGTATCGGCAACTGTTATTTTCATATTTGGATAGGTAGATTTTTTTAAATAAGATTCTATACAGTTGCGCAATAATTCAAATTTGTTTATATTGGGTATTATGATTTCAACTTTAGGTGCCGTTTTAAAATTTAATTTTCTATCTTCATAAAAAATTTTACTTTTAATTTTAGTGGGTAAACAAATTTCCTTTGTATTAGGTTTAAATGTATATTTTTGTATAAATTGTCTTCTATTTTGTTCCCACTCATCATTAGTCATACCGATTGATTTATGTGTTAATTCTATGTCAAAAGTAACACCAATTTTTACACCTGAAATATAATTCCCAAATGTAAAATCTACATCATAAAAATGAAATCCTTTAATATTTTCATCAAATTTATTTTTTATTCTATGTTTATCACAAGAAAAAAATAAACCATCTAAATTACAAGTATCAATAATGGTATCAAACTTTGATGAGTATTTACTAACCCAAGTTTTACCATCTTTTGAATGCTTTACTATGCCAACCATTTTAGATTGATCTTCCCACCATTTACCACTAGTTGGCATGTATGTACTACCCGCAACTCCAATAATACCATATTCCGAATTATTAAAAATATTTAATAATTTTTTCCCCCATTTTTGGGAATTAAAAATTAAATCGTCATGACAAAAGACTACAATTTCATTTTTTGAATCTGAAAGACCCTTATTGTAAATTTCAGTTAAAGATATTCCATTAGGATTTTCATAGAATAAAATTTCAACATCTTTTAAACCACATGTTTCATATAGATGTTGTTTATATTTTTCATCTATTTTTTTAGTACTAACAATTACACTTAAATTATTTCTCATATAATTTGATAATAACCGCCAATAACAAATGACGTTTTTTCATTTTTACTTTTATTATTATTATTCTTAAATAAAGATTCACTAGTTACTCTAAAATCAATACTAACTCTAGTATGTTCAGTCTCATTTATTTTATTACCGTGACTTAAATTAGTACCATCCCATTTAACAATTTCACCATACTTACATTCCATTGGAGTGTAATCTTTTTTATCTTCTTCAGTCTCATACCATATGGTATTAGATCCATAACTATCCGTAAATGGTAAATAATAATTGTCTTCTTTTATTAGTTCATGCCATCTATAATCACGTAAATCTTTATCTTTATGAAACATACCAACGGACATTCCATTGGGAAAATGTATTCTAAATGTTGGTATTTTTTGATAAACAATATTTTCACCCAAATATAATGGTTTAATAATTTCTTTTAAAAACTTTTCATATAATGGTTTTATTAAATCAAAGTTATTATAATATTTTTGATGATATTCTGATTGTTGAAATTTATGTGTATTATTAATAGATTCTTTTATTAAACTATTAAAGTCTTTTTCTCCATGTATCTTAGATAAATTATTACAATTTAATATTTTAGATATTATAACATTAAAGTCATAATCATTAGTATTATAAATAAATTTTTTCATTTTTTTATCCCCCAAAAGTATAAATCGCAATGATTTTTTTCAATTTCAAATTCATAAGAAGAAAATATTGAGTCTACATCTAAAAAAATACGTATATCTTCTTCAGTAACATTTTTATAGTACTCGTTATCCCATTCTCTTCTAAAAACATTTGGCATCGTTATCCATTCTTTAAATGAGTTACCTTGTAATGTTTTATTTTTTTCTTGATCTATTTTATCTTGTGTTGCAGTACCATGTATTGGTCTTCCTGTGGTGGCACAAGTAAAAATAAAATATCCACCAGATTTTAACATTCTAACACAATTTAAAATACTTTCTTTATAAAAAGGATTGTGTTCCCAACATTCACAAGAAATAATTGTATCAAAAGATTCGTCAGGTGCATCATATTCATTGGCAGGACAAACAACATCAACTCCTTTACCGGCACCGATATCTAGACCAATAAAATCACAATTTTCAAACCAAGGTTTTTCGTTACCGTTAACATCAAATGATCCAACGTCCAATACTTTACAATTTTTAAATGCATTAGGGAATTTATTTTTTATCCTGTCTAAAAATTGTTTTTGTTCTTTATGTGCCATATTTTTATTTTTTACCTGTAGATCCAAAACCACCCAATCCTCGTTTGGTTTCGTTTATTTTATCGACCTTTGTTAGTGCTCCGAACTCTGTAGATAATCTTGACATAATAACTCCTTGAGCAATTCTATCTCCATTTTCTATTTTAAAGTCTTCATTACCTAAATTTATAAGTAATACATGAACTTCACCACGATATGCGTTATCAACAGTACCTGTTAAAACACCAATACCATGTTTTACTGCAAGTCCTGATCTACTTCTAATTTGTAACTCATAACTTTCAGGTAATTCAAAATATAAACCTGTGGGAATTAATTTTCTTTCCATAGGTTTTAAAACTATAGTCTCACTTATATATGCCCTTAAATCAAAACCCGAATCACATTCATGTGCATATGTAGGATCAGGATTATTTGATACATTTTTAAATTTTGTAGGTATTCTAGCATTCTTTAGAAGTTCCTCAATTGTCATTTTAAAGTCACCCCCTGTTGTTGAGGTATTTCCACTTAAATAAGAAAAAGGATTAAAATCTTGATAATTAAATGATTCCCACATGATAATTTTTTTTTTAAATATAATAATTTATTGATCAAAAGAAAATAGAGTTATTCTATATTTGATAACTCTTTTATGATGTTATACATTTTTAAAATTTTATTTCTTTCGTTTTCTTCTTCGTTTAATCCTTCCATAATAGAAGTGTCTTTATCATCACAAATTGAGTAATAAAGTGCATCAATTGAATTGATACCTCTTGATGCGACTCCATTCCAAAACTCTTTAAGATCAAACAACTGTTTCATTTCCCAAGGTTTGGTATCTGATTTAGGTAGAATTGGATGTGGTTTTATTTTGTTGATCATAAAACGTTTGTTGAGAAGTGGAACATCATAGTTTTTGATATTCCACCCACATAAAACCCATTCATTATCTTGAACTTTATTTAAAATTTTATTTAATTCGTTCAATATATAAATTTCTTCACCTTTAATCTCCTTAGTTTTTAGTTTACCTTCTGACATAAAACCAAGACATACCATATCTAATTTACAAAATTCAGGTACATTCATAGCCTTATCCATCCAACATATTTCATAAGAATCATCTCCGACAATGGATGAATGATTATTTATGTAATTACAATAATTTTTCCAAACTAAAGAAAGTCCTGGATTTTCTTCTTTCAATTCTTTGAAAGTAAAGGTAATAGGTTT